TTGTATTTATCATAGTGTTCCTTTTGTACAATGTAGATGAAGTGTGCATCAACGTTTAGGTTTTCTGCAACAACTTGAATCATTGGTTTACCATTAACCTCAATCAATGGTTTAGGGAATGTGTAACCAGCTGCTGCGAATCTACTACCAGCGCCAGCCATAGGAATTAGTACGTTCATTTTCTTATCTCTCCATGGTATCATTTTCTTAATTACACCGTTAAGTGTATCGATTGCTTCATCAATTTTTTCCATCGTCAGGTCATGTGAATCTTTAACTGGAACCAAGTGAGCACCAGAATCTAATGCGCCTTGACGACCAATATGACTGTCTTCAATGATAACTGTGTTCTTAGGAAGAACATCTAATGCCGTCATACATTGCCAGTACATCTCAGGGTATGGTTTAGTTCGTTTCACATCTTCATTAGAGACATAGTAATCAACATACTCCATGACACCAACAGACAATAGTGCCAACTTAACTGTCTCACGTATAGAATTACTTGCAATAGCAATTTTGATTCCATTACTACTCAACTTGGCAAACATCTGCCTTAGTTTGTTATTCTTTGGGAATTGTCTGATGAGGTTGAATGTGGCAACTTGTTTATCTTGCCAAATCTGATTGAAGTATTTACGGTCAAGACCTTTCTTCTCAGACAACATCTCAAGTTTCTTTGTGGTGTTTAGACCATCATATAGACTTAGGTGTTCTTCACGTGTAATCACATACTCAGTACCAACTTTACGTAGAGCATCATTCAATGCTTCATAGTGTAGTTCACGTGATTCAATCAATACACCATCAAGGTCAAAAATTACTAATTTATTTTGCATCTCTATGCCACTTATTATGTTTCACAATACTGTTACCATTACATTTCATCACATATCTATGACGCACTCGGAGAGACCACTCAACATCTTCGGCTTGGCCGTGTGTGAGTTCTTCGTTGAATGGATTATCTAGTGCAACTTGTTTCTTCACTAGAAAGTAACCACCAGATATGTACATATAGTTAGCACGTGACCAATCATCATGTCTCAGTGCAGTGTAACGTGGGAATACAGGATCATCCCATGTCACCCAATCTGTAAAGTGTCTCTTGTCATTAATGAGTAGTTGTTTGTTAGAACAGATGTGCCATTCTTCACCAAACTCCAAGAAGTTCTTGTACCAATCTTTATCAAACACATAGTAGTCGTGCATCAATACGATGTTGTCATATTTGGCTGCCTGAACGATGGTGTTCTTCTTGCGTGTTACCCAACCAGGTTGTTGAGTCTCATCAAAATAGATATGTGTCACATCGACCATATCTTCTTTCTTCTCACCTCCAACAATTAAAATCTCATACTCAGGTATTTGTAGTGATCTGATAGAGGAGATTACTTCATTGATTTGTGGTTGATTAGAATAGTCTGTTGTTATACCAAAAGTTATTTTCATATTAATTTCAAAATATCATTTACTGTGTTTTTAATCAAATGTGCATTCATCACGTATTCATATGCATCATCAAGTTTGGACTCTGGTACACCTTTGAAATCAATCATATACTCACGTAGAGCAGAATCGTTTTCGTATGTGAATCCAAAATCACTCAGCACTTTGGCACCTGCAATACTACGTGATGCCCATGCTGTTCTATTTAACATTGATTCCAATAGAACCAATCCAAATCCTTCTGAGTGTGAGTGCATGATGTAAAGGTCAGCATCTCTAATGGCAGACATAACATCATTGCGGTCATCAATCATCATCACCTTAACCTGTTTGGAATTTTGCGGCATGATACTGTGACGATTATCATAACCAGTCAGAACAAGTGTAACATCATCACGACCAACACCGTTGAATGTGTTAATCAATTCGTGGAAAGCTTTGTTAGGCCAAAATCCACCACACGACAAGAACATGTATGGTGTTGTGATTCCATACTTCTCACGGAATCCAGGTGTACCAGAAGAAATCTTTGCATCGATGCCATGTGACACACGAACTGCCTTGTCACGATGGCCAAGTTTGAATGCTGATTCCCAATCTTCTTTAGTTGAACAACCAATAAACTTCACGTGATTCATTGCATGTTGATACACAGCACTCTCTGATGGTTTAATCAACATGAACAACATTGGTGATGAAATTCTTTGTGCATTCATTAACGCAACATCTTGTACACCAACGTCACCGCCATGCACGACAATCAAATCAAAGACTTCTGATCCCATGATCTGAAAGTCACTTGTTACTTTGACTCCGTTCAAATCACCTTTGTGTTCGCCTGCGAGTACAGTTACATTATGTCCTCTACGGAATGTTTCTTCTGCCATATCACGTACATAATTTTCAGAACCACCGGGATATGGAGCATATCGGTGGACAACATATAAAATTTTAGCCATATTTTGCTTCAATAATCTTTCGCCATGCAGGCACTCTATCATACTGGTGAACAATCACATACTCTTTGTTCATTGATGTTACTACTTTATCTATCTCCATGTGTGGAGATGGTTCCAACAAGAATGGTCTGAACTGGTCTATCTTACTTGGGTCTGCAGTTGTACCTAGTTGACATGCCCATGCATCTTCTGATTTAGTGTAACGACAAGTTGACTTGTATGGTTCTTGTGAAATCAGGAAGTTGAATGTAGATTGGTCACAAATTGGAATTGGTTTGTTTAAACATGATGAAAAGATATTCATGCACAAGTCACGCATTGCATCACCACGGCCTGCCAATACACCAACGTTGTAAATTGGATTATCTTTGAATCTATCATAGATGAATTGACCATAAGTTTCCAACAAGTTTTGGTTACCCCATGGTTCATCTTTGTATAACATACTTTCAGAGGAGAACATCAATAGTTGACGTTGACCCATATGTTTTTCAATGTGTTTGAATGGATTGCTTTGGAAGATAACATCTTTAACGTCAGTCGTAATAACATAACGATACTCATTCTGTGACAAGAAATTATAGATGTGTAGAAATCTCTCAACGTGTACCATAATATTGGACTGATATACAAGATTGCCTTGTTCGTCCCGTTTGAATCCAATAACTTTGAATCCTGTGTCAGTGACTCTATCTACTGTCTCTTTGTCAGCATTCATCATAATCATAACTCTATCGCCAGTGAAACCTGACTGATTGATAGAGTTGACCCAATACTTAATTGTGTCCCATTTATATCCGGTGGAACATCCGATTATCAAATCTTTCATAATATATCTCCTCGTACAATTATATAGTTAATCTCTGGTTAAAGCAAGTATTTTTTGTATTTGTGCCTCTAATGTTTCTTTACGATTAGGCCACTTAATGATTGGTTGGTCGGCAGTCTTTAACAACTTGGTTAGAAACGGCATGATTAGTTTTTCTACTTGTTGTAGACGTTCCTTGTATTCCTGTACCGTATCATCTTTTTCGGCAATAACGGAATTGTATTCTTCTTCATCTGTTGCCGTGAAACCAAAGTCATCATCGGCATACTCTTCCATGATTGCGGTTAGGTCATACTTTTTGCTTGCCATATTATTCCAGTGGGTTAGTTGGCCATACAACATCATCTAAGGAGGTATATGTATTGGTGATGTTTCTAAGAGCTTGGCGATACATTAACACTTCAGCAAATTTTTCTTCCGTCATCGAATGTGGCACATTGATTGTAGTCTCTTCCTGCCATCTTGTCAAGACCCAATCCGTCATAAATAATTTTTGGTTTCTTTCAGTACGAATGGTTGCTACGAATGGAGGAAATATGACTTCTCTTTCGGATGCATCTCTGATTGCTGCAGATTCTATATTTGCCAAGTTGTTTTCAAACCAAACCATTTCAGGTAAGTCTGGTCCCGATTTACCAATACCACCAACATCTTCGACACTGAAAATATTTCTTTCTGGTTCATATGAACAAATTCTTAAAGTTTCAGTGAAAGGAAAATTTGTTTTTTCAATAAAACTTTGAGCTGAAAGAAATACATAAAGGTTGCCATTAATTTTACATGAAAAATTATTGTTGTAAAAATCTAAATTTACATAAGTGTGTTGCATTATATTTGTCCTTTAGGATGGTATTAATTGTATGAAAGCCAGTTTGATGCAAGCGGGTTCATAATTTGATGTTAGTGATCCACCAGATACGGTGTGGTTGTGGGAGTGATTTCCATAAAGATGGTTAACATACATATTTGTTTGGTATCCCAGATTATATGCATAGTGACTATGTTGCCAATCATTTGAACTTGTATAAATGTCAGCATTTAATGTATATTGTGTACTTGCTGACGTTACAGTTTCATGGGCAGTCGCTGAAGATGTTGCATATCCTAGGAAATAATTTTGCATATCGATAGTGCCATTTGTACCATCACAAACTTTCCAATATGAAGGTAGAATAGATAAATCACCACAATACATAATTATAACTGAACTTTTTGGTATAGATGATGCGGCTGCTAACCAAACTTTTAATAATTTACCTCTAAGATTACTTATTGATACAGTTTTTGTTAACGTATGGTTGTGTTCAGGCTGATAGTCACTGGTGTAACCATTTTGACTTAAAGCTCCATAAAAAGCTGAGTTAACTCGAGCATACGTTGCTCCATTGAAGTGATTGTGATTTGCACCGTCATCAGATGTTGTGTGCGTTATTGAGTGTGATGTGGCTGCAACGTATGTTTTGTTACTACCACCAACAATGTACCTGTTGGAACTCTGAGCTAATTCTTGTGTTCCTGAATATATATTTGTTGCAGAAATGTGTACAGTATTTGCTGGAAAAAAAGTAGTATTGGCATTTGTTCTCAACAATGTGTATGTTGTATGCACTGGTTTAATATCTGAACTTGAATTGGCAGTACTTGCAATCCAGGTACTGGAGTGTGTATGGTTTCCAGCAATACCATTATTTTGATATCCAGTAAGACTGCCGGTGCCACCAGGAACACCAAAACTAGCGCCATAGTGATCGCCTTGGGAACCAATTGATCCGGCTGTCGAACTTGATTGACCAGTTGATGCAAATGCCACACCAACATTAACTTGTTCTGTTGTTCCAACAATTAATTTATTTAAAGCATCAGAATATAAATCCCAAGTACCTATAGCAGCAGAATATGTGCCATCCATCATAATAACTGAATTTGCTGGAATAATGTATGATGCGCCAAAAGATTTTTGAGCAGAGATTGTCGTCAACGTTGTCATCAAAGGCATAATTTAATCCTTATGCCAATTTAGTTTGCGATAACAATACTGTATATGTTGCTGATGCAGTTTTAATAATAGTCATAGTATAAGAGTCAATTGAATTTGCGTTACCTGCAGTAATGGCAGTGCCGCCAACATATTTAGGTGTCACCGAAGTACCATCAATAGTTATGGCAGATGGATAATAAGCAGTACCGGCATTTGTAATTAATAAAACAATTGTTAATGCACGACCTATTGGTAACCAAGTATTAAGTGTTGTTGTACCATCATAACCAACATTCCAAGTAAAATCGTTAGTAGAAGAAGATGTATAATAAACAACAGTATTAGCGTTCACATAATAATTTAGTGTAGCACTAGGTGAAGATCCATTAATTGTGATTGGTTCAATTGGTGAAGAAATTGAAGGAAAACTTAGCACAGGTAATGTTAACGTTTTATTTGTTAATGTTTCTGTTCCTGCGATTGTTGAAATGGTGCCGTTAAAATTAGGCACAGTTAAAATTCTTGTTGCGCCAGTGGCAATTGAACTTAACTGTAACTGCATTCTCTTTGTTGCATCATTCTCATCAATAAAGTATGTTGTATTATCAGAGAGAGATTTATTTGTTAGTGTCTGTGTGCCGGTTGTTGTTACTGCTGCATTAGCAACATCAAACGCAGAGTTGGCATATGAACCAGCAGACGTTGCATTATTGTTTGCAGTTGTAGCCAATGTATTTGCACTGTTTGCTTGGTCAAACGCAGAGTTGGCATATGAACCAGCAGACCTTGCATTATTGTTTGCAGTTGTAGCCAATGTATTTGCACTGTTTGCTTGGATAAAAGAAGCATTGCTGTGTTCATATGTAGAGTTAGCATATACACCAGATGTGACTGCTCGTTGGTCAGCTTGAGCAGCATTAGTATTTGCGGTGTTTGCTCGAGCATAAGCCGAATTGGCATGCTCGATTGGATCGTAACCACGAATGAAAGCAACATTAGTAATTAGATTTGCAGTTAGATTAGCAATTCTGAATGTGGCATGAGCAGTATCAATATAAGGAGAAGCATCAGGTTCTGGATCGTAATTGTAAAAGAACTTCCATGTTCCATCTGTAGCATCTCTAAACACACCAGTGTGATGGTATGTTCCATCATTGTAATTACCTGCAATACCTAAATCAGGATTAATAGTTGTGTTGTTAGCATTAAGATAAATCATATTATCTTGAATGCTTAAATTGTTGGCGGAAACTGTAGTCGTTGCTCCAGTAATTGTTAAGTTACCAGTAATTGTAACATCACCAGAAATTGCACCACCAGAAGATGAATATTTTGTGTTGGCTAATGTATATGCTGAATTGGCATAAGAACCAGCAGAGAGAGCATTTGTTGCAGATGTGTTGGCGGCCAAGAATGCACCATTAGCATAAGACGATGCCGAATTGGCAACATCAAAGGCTGAGTTTGCATATACACCGGCAGTTACTGCTCGTTGATCGGCCGTTGCAGCATTAGTAGTTGCAGTATTTGCTTGAGTATAACCTGAATTGGCATAAGAGCCAGCTGATACAGCCTTTTGATCTGCTGTGTTGGCTGCAAGGTATGCACCATTAGCAAAGACACCGGAGATAACTGCTCTTAAATCTGCAGTAGCTGCATCAGTTGTTGCTGTGTTTGCTTGCGTGTAGGCTGCGTTGGCATATACACCAGCTGAAACGGCTTTCTGGTCTCCAGTATTGGCAAAAGCAAATGCTGCATTAGCATATGTACCAGCAGAATTGGCTGCAATGAAAGACGCATTAGCATACACACCAGCAGAATTGGCCGCAACAAAGGCTGCATTAGCCTTGATATCTTGGTAAAACAAAGGCCAAGTAAATGCACCAGTACTAAAATCACCAGATGCAGGAGTACCAAGTGCTGGTGTTACCAGTGTTGGTGAGTTGAAAGTTTTGTTATTGACTGTTTGAGTGTCATTAACTTTCACCAACGAACCAAGGAACGTTGCGTTTAAATTGGGTGTATTTACTTTAGTTGTCATTTTTTTATTATTATATTTATTGCGTTTATAATTAACCGTAACTTGCGGCTGCTAGTCTTTGTCTAGCAGTACCAACACCTGTGGTATCTGTTGCTACTACTCCGGTGTTACTTACTAGGTTAGTCATTGATACAGTGACAGTTGTAAATCCATATCCAAATATAGCAGTACCAATTCCATAACCTGCGGCTGCGAGATTGGCCCTAGCAGTACCGACGCCTGTAGTATCAGTAGCAACAACACCTGTATTTGATACTAGATTGGTCATTGATACTGGACCAGATCCGTATCCATATATGGCTTTATCTGTGCCATAACTTGCGGCTGCTAATCCGAATCTAGCCGTACCGACACCTGCGGTATCATTAGCTACTACTCCGGTGTTTGATACTAGATTGGTCATTGATACTGAGTTAGAACTGGCATCTAATCCATATCCAAAAATTGCTTTATCAGCGCCATATCCAGCGGATGCTAATCTACTTCTAACAGTACCAACACCAGTAGTATTACTAGCAACTACTCCAGTGTTTGATACTAGGTTGGTTATTGATATCTTACCGTCCCCGTCTTCGCCATATCCAAAAATTGCTTTATCAGTGCCGTATCCAGCTGCCGCTAAATGTCGTCTAGCAGTACCTACCCCTGTAGTATCTGTAGCTACAACACCAGTGTTTGATACTAGATTGGTCATTGAAACAAAACTACCAGTATATCCGTATCCAAATATAGCTTTATCAGTTCCATATTCAGCTGCCGCAAGTTCAGACCTAGCGGTACCAACTCCTGTGGTATCAGTTGCAACTACACCCGTATCTGATACTAAGTTGGTTATTGCAGTATAATTTGAGGCAAGTCCATATCCAAATATAGCCTTACTACCTGTAGCTACAGCTTCAACAGCTGCAACAGCAAAACTTCTAAAGTTCTGATAAAATCCTTGTAATGCGCCTGTCATGTCAATGCGTTCTCTGAAATTAACCGTGTTGGT